TACCTTTTTACGTCTAGTTACTTCGGGCATCTTAGTTTCTTTAACGGTCTTCAGCTTGCCTTGAGGTATGTTACGGTTATCTATCGTAACCGTTTTTATTTTCTTTCGCCCTTGTATTGCCATTTTCCGTCCTCATCCGCTTCAAATTCGTGGTATCTGTCCCCTTTATGGTCACAGTGTATAAACTTTTGATCTGGGTAGTAACAGATACGCTTGTAGTCGGACGCTCTGAGTTCTTCTAGCAACAACTCCATATTAGCGCACGTATAATCAACGGCTCCTAACCCAGTAAAGGTATGTTCTGACGTTCCGCTTCTGCCGTGCGACAATTCCCATTCTAAGGAGCGATACCCTGAGTTCTGGGATACTTGTATGGGTTGACCTATTCTGTGCCGTATCTGGTTAATTATGGGCTTGTGGTGCTTCTCTATCTTATCAACTACGTGGATTGGAACATTAACCATGACTCTATCCACTAAAAATTCTTTAATGCTAAAATAATCGTAGTACATACGCATTTTGTTAGTTAAATGATAAAATCTAGGTAGTTAACACAGAAATATCAATACCAATAAAAAAAAGGGGAAGCCTAACTTTCCCCTTACAAAACATCACCAAACGACGGTTTGGTTTGTATCAGGATTTTCCTGAAAAAGAATGGGGGCTTTCAAACCCTCCATTCATTAAGAACAAATGAAAATGCTACTAATGTAGTTTGAGATATAATAGCTTAGCAATTTCATCGCCTTTAGTTCAGAAGGGCAACGCCTCTTCTGTTTCTTTAACCGAAGCAGGACCATCTTCTCGCTCTGCTACGGTTACTTCACCGTTGGTAAAGACCACCTTGCCATTACCAAGCCAAATCTTTTCTTGTCCTCCTTCCCGATCCTCTTTGGATTGAGACATAGCAATACTCGCATTATTGCCGTACCTAGTTTCATCGTTAATGAACACGGTAACGTTGGCGTATGTGCCTTTTTTACCTTTGATTAACGCTTCTTTTGGGATTTTTGTTACGTCTATAGACGCATTGATTATTGTCGCCATTTTTCTTTTAATTATGTTTATGTTTGAGTTGTAAATATAGATGAGTGATTAAGTAAAGTCAAGTGTTAAAATTTTGGCTTATATATATTTAGACCAAAATCATTCTCATGAATCATGTGCAGAAAGTCATGAGACAGCTGACCTCTACGAGTCTTAACCAGTCTCACAAACACACTTTGATAATCGAATACTTCTTCGTCTTTCTTACCTTTAACAGCCAAAAAACCTTGGTGGTCTCTAGTCACTAAAGATTGAACCATGTTTGGTCTGAATACTGAGGTCATACAGTGAGCCACGTTTTTAATGGCTTGTGCCCATTGCGCGTCCTTATACTTAGGAACTAAGGACCATCCTGATCGGTTAAACTCATTAATAGTGACTTGACTAGGTACGATAACCAGCACGTTCAGTTCTTTAGCTATCTGTTTCATGATTCTTGTAACGTGTTGAATCTCTAGGGTCCTGCTATCGAACCTGCCTTGGGCGTACACCTCTTGAATGTAGTCTATCACAACGAAGTCTAAACCGTAGTCCATCTTATTCAGACGACACATACGTTTAATTTCGTCTATGTCATCCACAGAGTCAATGATTCTTACGTTATCAGCGTGGTATCCTGACATAATTCCTAGCTGTTTAGCAGTGTTCACGTCATAGTCCTCCATCTGAAACCAAAGACCTTGATACCCTTGCTGTGCAAGTTTACTAGCTAGAAATGTAGCCCATTGGGTCTTTCCGTGACCAGAATCTGCAAGTATCACGTTTATATCACCCTTATGAAGACCTACGTCACGATACAAGGTGTCATCCACCTTAGCCTCACCTGTAATGAGTTTCTCTTTTTTAGGCTGATTAGCCTCCCGATCTAGTATCTGAGTCGGTGTAAGGGCAATCTTCTGCGATGCCTCATCAAGGACCTGAGTTAGTTTGTCTATCTCTACCATGAGGTCATCCATGGTCGTGTTAGGGCTATGGGCTATCTCGTTAATTTGTCTGATAGAAAACGTTAGTTTGTTCTTGTCCGTTGCGTCCTTTAGGGTCCTAAGGTATGCCCTCGTTTCGTCTTCGGACGCTACGTGCATCATCATGAGTTCGTAAAACTCACCCACGTTCATACCCTCCATTTTAGCTACGAGGGTATCTTCATTGAACACTACGCCATCAGCGTGTTGCTTACAGGCTTCTAAATATATTGATCGAAGGTAGTTGAAATAAGTCGCATCTAACGTATTAAAGATAAGGTCTCTATACTCTCTTTTTTGTATGAGCGTACCAATTAGCACTTCCTCCAAGTGCATCATATCATTACGTATCATAACATTTCAGTGCACTTTACTTTTCCGTAGGCAGTTAAGGAATATATGGCAGGGTGCTTGTTTTCGGAGACCATGATACCTGATTGTATCAAACTACAAATAGTTGAAAACGTAGTCCAGTACTTGTCGTGACCTTCTACCTCCATTTTAGGCTCTATGTCAGTGTATTTAACCCTTTCTTTGTCTTTAAGTAATTTTAGTATAGCAAGTTCATTTTTAGTCATCTTTCTTCTCATTAGGTTTTCGTCTTAAATCGTTCTTAGTTACTGTTCCGTTCTTGTTAAACGTATGCAGGACCCATCCTTTGCGGTCATACCACGTCATCGCAAGAACACGAATATACCTACTAGCAAACCTCATTGCAAAACGTTTATAAAGTTTTTGTGTAGGGGGCTTATTGGTTTTTACCTGAATGAGCCAAACGTTAGTTCCGTCTATGGCTATTAGATCAAAACCATCAAATGTATCTTCTAAAATGTGTTCACAGTCATGCTTCCAACACTTGGTGCATAACCCCGAAAACAAGTCTTTGGACTTACGGAATCTTCCGCCTAGTTCCACCTCATCCACAATCATGCCCTTGTCCTTAAAAAAGTCAATGGCTTTGACTATAGTCCTTCTGCCTTTAGCTTTGGCGCTCATACTCCTTTATAGCCTTAAATATTTGTAGGGCTACCTGAGGAACTATGGCGTTTCCATAGGCTTTGATTGACTCTTTTCGCCATTTAGGAAAGGTGATAGAGTCCAATTCTCTGGGAATCCCATCATTTCCTCCACAAACAGGGGATTGAGTTGGGAAGGTTTCCCATCTGTATTCGTGAGTTTCGCCACTACGCCAGGAACGCTTGCTATCTTGAAATTGGGTTTTTCGCCCCTGTTCTGAATATACTCGCTGCTTTGTTTGCCCTTCCAATCTCGTGCTGTTGGCGTTGGGAGTAGCTGAGCTACGTCCCTGAGCTTGGCTCCAAACTCCGTCCCTGTGTTGTCCGACACCCTGACCCATCTCGTTCCCTTGTTCTTTATCTGTCTTGGGTCCGATATTCCCCCCTCTACGTCTGACGCTACTGGGGTCGGTAACATAGAGTGAATCTGAGTGGCTAAGTTCGGCATCTTGGTTCCGTTCGGATATTTTTCCATTCTCTTCTGAAACGTTTCTAGGTTTACTACCTCTTCCCTTGTCGTTGGAGTAAGCAATAAACCATACTCTGTCTCTTTTGTGCGGGGCGTTGACGCTAGCAGCTGGAAGTAGGAACGGTTGTACTTGGTACCCTTCAGCCTCCAACTCAGATTGCACCTCTTCGAATACCAACCCTCCATTCCAACTAACAAGCCCACGAACGTTTTCGCCCACGACCCAACGTGGTTCAATCTCTCGAACTGCTCTAAGCATTTCGGGGAACAAGTGACGCTCGTCCTGCTTGCCAAGTCTTTTCCCTGCCGCTGAATATGGTTGGCATGGGAATCCCCCTGTAAGGATGTCGATTTGACCTCTCCAAACAGTGAAGTCTGTTTCTTTGATGTCTCCATAAGATATGGCTTTTGGAAAATGATAATTTAATATACTACGTGGAAATGGCTCCCACTCACAGTGAAACTTATTGTCCCACCCCATCCATTTTGAGGCTAAGTCAAAGCCCCCAATCCCTGAGAATAATGATCCATGTGTCATCATTTGGAACACCTCTCATAAGAGTAAGAAACCCCCACCACCACAGAAATGATGATGAGGGCTACTATTACGGAGGATAACATTACTGTCTTTTAAAGTCATCGGACTCGTCCTCAGAGAATACACCCTCTGAGTAGAACCCTGTGATTTGTAGTACAGCACGAGCCTTGGCTCGTTTCTCAGCGGTCTCTACAGGATAATGTGGCAGGGTCTTACCATTTCGCGTGGTCTTAATCGAGCAGTTGTAATGATTAGCTGTACCAAAGGATTCTACGGTAAAGATTTCACCGTTGGAATCCACCTTAGTGGCTACGGCTTTGATACAACAGTTTTCCTGATTTTCACTTAGTTCGGGTATGACGTGATACGTTACATTGATCTTGTCATGCGCCATAATTTTCTCAACACCAGTACGTGTAATGATGATGAATCCCTGTGAAGGGTGCTTAAAAAAGTCTTTGCCTGTAAGATTGTATCTTTCTGCAAGCTCTTTCAATGTGTTCTTTTCTGTGCTCATAGATATGTTATTTCATTTGCATTAGCTAACCCACTTGTTTCTGGGCTAGGGTTCTTTTTCCATTGACCAATACGCTCTTTGATTATGTTTAATTCTCGCATAGCCTTGGTCTGGGTGTCCTCATCTAGTGAGTAGACAGCACTATTATATGGAAACTCTTTTTCAATAGCAACAAAGTAAAACTCATCCATAGGGACCTCCAATACGTCGCAGTAAAAAGCAGCCTGTAGGTCGTACCTATACCTAAAGAAGTCTGTCCTAAAAGATTTTTGGGATGCGTCTTTACAGGACTTCCAATCTATGATTGCTAAGGGGATCTCGTCTCGAACTAAGAGCCTATCGGGGCGGACTCTATACATTAGGTCGAACGTGTCAGGCTCGGACGTTACAAAGGAATACTCGTCCCAAATTTCAGGGTTATCGTGATATATGTATATGTTCTGAACGGCATTATTAGTGACCGCTGAGTTGTACATCATTTCTATGCGGTGCATGTCCGCCCCACTGATAACCACTTGACCATCCTTTAGCCCTTCCTCAAACTGGGCTTTATAGGTTTTGTAGTCCTTGGTCATAGACGCATTGATAATGTCAGGTCTCCTTTCAAGGATTTCTGCCACGATTTCATCGTCATCGAACACCACGAACCGTTCATGAAATTTTTGTCTATCCTCAAAGTACGTGTGCATGGCATCCCCAAAGATAAGGGCAGGGGTCGGGTCAAATTTCTGAGTGGCTCTAGCTATGGAGTGTTTAGCCACAGCTTTAACAAAGCTACTAGATATGTATTCCTTGAGTGCGTGGTAATCATTATTGGATAGGTCGCTATATATCTTCATATTCGTTTGGAAAGTTTTCTGCGGATAGTATGGGGTGTTCGTAGGCATCTAGCGCATCGGTTATGTCGTCTAATATTTCACCCTCACAAAAATCAGTGAGCGTAATGGGTCTTCTATGGAACCCGATCAAATTACCAAAGTCATCGTATATAACCTCATTGATTGAGTACATGGTTTCTCCGTTGCCCAGATCATCGGCTAAGATTCTGAATTTTGGTGGTGTTTGGTCTTCTGTCATAGATTCACTAAATTTTTGCTAATAAGGACAATCTAATTAAATTTTTACAAATGGACAAACCAACGTATTACACTATAATTCCTGCTGAGGTTAGGTACAACAAAAAGATTTCTGCCAATGAGAAGGTGTTGTACTCAGAGATTTTTACGCTCGCACAGAAGGGTGGTACCTGTTTCGCGAGTAATGGATTTTTTGCTGAGTTATATGGGGTCCACAAGACCACCATCAGTAAATGGATTTCTACGTTGAAGGAGGAGAAACTTATAAGGGTTTCCTACCAAATACAAAATGGTAATGTAGAGAAACGAAGGATTACCCCCCTTGCTCCAAACGCTAATACCCCTACACCGAAACGCCAACCCCCCCTTGCTCCAAACGCCAAGTATAATAATACAAGATATAATAATAAGGGTTCTGATAAGGAAGAGATTATTTTAGGTGAAATAATTTGACATTTATTGTGGATAACTATAGATTGTATTCAGAGAACATTTATTAACACAATTACAGAACAATGAAAAATCAAATACCACACAGATACAAACAACTAATTGGTAAGACCATTGCCAACATTGAATATATAAGTGATGAGGAATGTAACGACCTCATGTGGCATAATAAGCCTGTAGCTATCGTCTTTACGGACGGAACCTTTATGATACCTGTAGCCGATGATGAGGGTAATGACGGTGGGGTGTTATGGTATGAAGGTGAAGGAAGAACTACTATTTTATGTAGTGAAACCGTAGAAACCATCCCCGAAATGGTTGGTACTATGAATCAACTTAATTCTTTAACGATACAGGAGGGTTAATTACATGATAAGCCTTAATTACATAGATAGAGACAATCAAGTATACGAAAAGATGATACGTGACAGGGCATTAAAGGTTATCCAAAGACAGGGGTTCTTTACTAAGGATTGCACCTTTGAGCATTGTAATGGTACTATACAGGTAGAGTGTGGTACTTGGATTGAGATTAGTAGAATATCGGTGGTGGACATGGCTATGTCTGAAATCATTGCTGATTTTCATGAGTTAACCGAGGGTCTCTTTGAATTCCTGAAGGAGGGAACCATTGATTCGTTCCCATTTGAGGTTCCTGATTTTGCAGGGTGCTACGAAGCCTCGTTAAGTATTAAGAATCTAACTTTGGCACACGAACTAGATAAGATGAATAAGTTAGTAACCTACATCAGAAATAAATACGCTGATGAACTCATGAGTTACTACCACAATTAAGGAGAACAATACAATGGATAAGAGAATAGTAAATACCTACGTAAAGAAAGTAGCAACTAAAGACTTAGACGAGTTAGTCAACGTTCTTTATATTGCTTTAAATGGAAACCCTGACCAAAGCAAAGCCCTGATGCTTAGCATATTATTGGAGGAGCCAAAATGAAACAAGTAGAAATGATGGGTCTATACCAAAGAGTGGTTGAATACGAAACAGAAGAGCATAGCCTTGAATGGATTGTTCAATTCTTTGCAGATTTAGTAGCCACAGGTTTAGCTTGGCAACTTCAGGGTAGATACGGAAGGGAAGCCAAAGCAATGATTGACGAGGGTATCATCACCGTACAAGGCGATGTGAATTGGGACTATTACGAGGAGTACTATGCGCTTTGATTTAACACTAATAGATGATATAGAGATAGAGGGCATTGATATGAGGGACTATCCCGATTTTTGCGATGCGTTCTTAGTGGGTGCATCATATAAAGGTAGAGAACTTACTGAGGATGAACTTGAGTACATTCAAGATTCCAACCCTGATTGGTTTTATGATAAGGTGTGGGACGCCATTCACTAAAAGATTTCTACATACAGACCCATCCCGATGCAGGGGAGATTTCTACGGAGGTCTCCCCTTTTTTTGTTCGATTTTTACGTACCCCTAAAAGATTTCTACCTACCCCTTAAAATATCTCAATCCCGATTCTGTTTTTTGGGTCCTTGCTTTTGGGTCTTAATTATTATTTTTCTCATTTTTGGGAATTAGTAAAGTATTGTTATATTGTATGTATTAACTTTAATTAATTACAGAACTAATGAAACAACACAGAACCAAATCCGAGCGTATCTTTAAAACTATATTTATTCCCTTTGCTGTCTTTGCGTGGGTTTATTTTGGTACGCACGTATTAATAGCAATCTTTAATTAATAACACATAAAATACAGACTAATGAAAAATACTAAGAAACAAACTAAACAAGGTTTAAGCCAATACAGACAAAAATTAGCAAGCGCGCGCGTTAAAGCGTGTTACATTCGAGCCAATAGGGACGTATTAAAGCGCGGTTTAAATTGGTATAAACAAGCTAATGTATTTTGTAAAGAGATAGCACATAACACAGGTTTAACGGTCGATACGGTCGCGCAAGTTGTTAGTGCTTTGAGCCCCGCTGTTAGTTGGGAACTAAACAAGATACAAGCGGAACAAATGTGCAACGCGTTCCGCGACGGTTTACCATTGGAAACGGTCACTACTTCCACATATGAAACCAACCGTTTAAAAGCGTGGGATATTTTGCACGGTAAAAAAACCATAACTATTAAAAGCCCTAAAACCTACGCTTTTTATCGGAACCTTTTACTTGATGTTGATAGCGTTACGATAGACCGTTGGATGTTACGCGTAATGTTTAACAGACCGCTTAAAAGCTTAACCGCGTTAAAATATAGACAGTGCGAAAAAATTCTAGTCCAGTGCGCTAATGATCTGGACCTGGAGCCGTTCCAATTACAGGCGATAACATGGGAACAAATAAGACAGGATAGCTAATGAAACTATTTAACGCTATCCAATACCATTGCGACCGCCTAAACATTACCCCGAAAGATATTAGTATCTTTAGCGGGTTATCTCAGAGCAAGGTGTACAGGCTCGCAACGTTGCACCCTACGGAATTGCCCCGTATTAGTTATTATGATAAAAGAGCAATCGAACGCGCTCTTAATGATATCGAGGGAATAGCTACCAACGTGTTAGAATTAGACACGTATTATAAAAGCGTATATAACGTGTTAACCGTTGGCGGTGACATTTGGAATTGCTCGGAATGTAACGCACCTATCTTAGACAGGGAACTAATACAGGGTATACATTCCGAACTTTGTCCCGAATGTAATTCGGATAATATTACAGATATCTAAAGTACTTAAAACATATTAACACTAATTAAGGCTATCCAATAGGGTAGCTTTTTTTTTGCTCTATAGTTACGCGCGCTTAGTGGATTAACTCAAAAATAACGTTCACTACCCACCCCTAAAAACTGCCTAACATTTACACCCCTAAAATTAGCCTGTAACGCTCTAAAATTGCTTAGGCTTGTGACTATTCGAATAAATAAACAAAATGGCTTAGGATCAAAGTTTGATAGCTTAAAATGGATTTCTTTGTATTGGTTGCAGTGTTAGTATACAGGGGTGCACACCTTAAATTAGGTGTAAGCATGCCCTAAACACCCTCCCTTCCGCAAAAACTAAATTTTCACCAAACCTTGTCAAACTAATGTTTTTAGTTATATCACTTGCTTTTTTAAATAATTTTGGTTAGAGTTTGTCAATCAAAATCAACATCTACAATATGGGCTGGCACGAGAAGTCAAAAATAGAGTCAAAGGAGCAACTCCTAGAGGAAGTAAAGGTGGTTATAGAATGTTTGCATGGGATACCTTCCATGTCGGATAAACTGCCTAATTATATATATAACCGCATAGAATCAATTATTGAGTATGTCAAAGAAAAAGGCTGGAATTAACGAATTTACTACGGAAGAGAAGGTAGCTATCCTTCGCGATATAGATGTCATGCGTAATGTGTCTAAAGTTGCTGAAAAATGGGGCGTGTCACGCCAGAGCATTTACAACTGGAAGGCTGAGCGTGAGGAATTGGATAAACAGATTGTTGTAGAGCAACAAGTACGGCAAGTCAGAGAAGAGTCTTACTTTGATCGGGATGTATTGAAGGATCTGAATCAGTATAGAAACACGCTTCAGTTTTTAGGGACCCTAGAAGAGCGAAAAGAGAAACTCTCAGCAAAAGTTGAGTTTATGCTTATCAAAATTACTACGTTACTAGAGAGACACCCTGATCTTGATGAGATACACCCAAAAGACCTGAGTAAAATTATGAAGGACCTTCATGATGTGCGCAAAGAGCTGAGCAATGAGCCTGCCATTATTATCGAGTACAAAAACAAAATAAAGGAGCAAACGCTTCAGGTACTTCAGGACTTCTTGGATATAGACCAGTTAAAAGAGTTTGCTAGTAGAATGGAGTCCATCGAGGCGGACTACGAGGTATTATCATGATTAAGAAAGGCTATAAAAGATTCGTATCAATCTTTCTATATTCTGACTCAGAACCAAACGAGGTATTGATTGGGTTGTTACACGCTCTTATTTTACCGCCTGCAATGTTAGAGCTAGGTGACCCACACATGACCATGCAGATATGTGCTAGTATGGTGGGTTTCTTTCAGTTGTATGCAGTTCTGTAT